GTCATTGGGGCGGCCCCGATACGGCCGAACCGCTCTGGACCTGGGTGTGTTTGTGACCCTTGAGGCTCTTGCCGGCCGCGACGACGTCGACGTCGGCTTTAATCGTGCCGGTGCAGGTCAGGTCGCCCTGGACGGCGACGTCGGCCGCCAGCGTCACGCCGGCGGCGGCAGTGATGATCGCCGAACCCGGCAGGGCGAAGTCCAGGACCTGGCTCTCCGGATCGTATTTGATGAGGGCGCCGTCCTTGAATCGGATGGCGACGGCCGCGCCCAGGAAGAGCGGCGCGAACTGCGACGACGGGAAGCTGGCGTCGATATAGGCGCGCTCGTCATCGCCTTCCGGCGAGACCACGGACACCTGCTGACCGACTGTCGGGGCCATCCAGATCGTGGTGTCCCCGACCTGCATGTTCCAGTCGATCGGCGGGGACATGGAGCCGTCGCCGAAATCGACCACGGCCTTGCCGGCCTCGAGATCCACGGACGCGATCGCGCCCTCACGCACAAGGCGGCCGATCGCGCGATCGGTGTCGGCTCCAGCGGTTTGAGGGCGGCGGTTCATCGGGCCGGACGATGGCGCAGCCCCTTACGCCACGCGCGGCGCGCCTGTTGTCAGGACCGCACCGCACAACAGCGGGAACGCGCTCAGGCGGCCGCGAACAGCTCCGGCGCCAAGGTCGGCCATTCGACGTCGGCCGGGAAGCCGGTTTGGTCGGGGAGATCGCGCAGCAGCTGGATGTGCTGAAGGACCAGGGAGAAATCCTCAGGCGTGAGGGTCGTGGTGACGCCCAGGGTGATCTCGTCACGGTGCCGTTCGACAAACCAACGCAGGCGCGCGATCTCAGCGTCGCGTCGCCGGCGCACGACGATGGCGAGGGCTTCGGCCGGCGGCGCCGGCGCGTCCAGGGCGACGGGCGCGCCATCTGGACCCGCCTGGATGATCTGTCCCGTGGTCGTAGCTGCGAGCAGCTCGGCATGCCGCTCTGGCGTCACCTCGGCCACATCATCAGGAAACGGCGCGTCCCAGAATCCGTCGTCATAGAAGGCGCCCGTGCTCGGGCTGTAGAAGACTGTCATGATGGGTTCCTAGGGTTCAAGCTGTCCGCCGCCACCGCCGCCGCCGCCAACCCCGCCGCTGCTGCCGCTAGAGTAGGTCGGATCGGCGGCGCCACTGACGCGGCCGATCGCGACCCATTGATAGCCGTCGAGATTACCGGACGACCCGTTGGCGCGGTTGGCGAAGAAGGCGATGCGGTCGGCGAAATGGCCGACGACCTGCATGTAGAAATCGGTGTTGATGTTGCGGTTGGGGTTGCGAGGGTTCGCGAGCGCCACCAGGCAGCCGCCTCCGAAGGCGACGGGGAGATAGGCGTGGGTTTCGCCCTCGGCGATGTTCGCCGTCGTCAGGCCCCACTGGATCATAAGCCCGGTGCCCGGGATGACGGCGTACCCGGGCGAGCCCATGTTACGAGCGAACGACCACAGCGCAGCCGGTGTGATGAACCGATCAGCAGCGGCACCAGCAGTAGCTTCGCCCTGGCTGGCTGGCTTGAGCCCAGCCGTGGTCCAGATCACCGATCCAACGCCACCTTCTTGGGCGGCGAGGTTCAACGCGACGCCTCTAACCGCGCCGCCTCGTTCCCAAATGCGAAGGCTGTCGCCGTTGATATCGACGACTACGTCCTGTGAAAGGCTTGTCGCGGTATCAGGTCGCTCCAGAACGAACTGACCACTTCTTTCTTAAAGAAGGTGTTGGCGGGCAGACGAACTGAACCCACGAAGTCGGGGCTGTCCCGGTTGGCCTTGGCGGCGGGGTCGAAGATTTCGGACGTCCAGATTCGATAACCGTTGAGCCAGCCGCGTCCGAGCTGATCGATCGAGCCGACCTCGGCGAAGGCCCCCACGCCGGCGTCGCCGCGCCAGGCGCCGAAGGCCACCCCGTAGTTGTCATCACCGTAGTATTTAGAAAAGACACTCGCGAAGCTGCCAGACTTGCCGGTGTTTGCAGCCTTCAGCCGCAGCTCCGGCATCCTGAGGGGGCCGGTCATTGCATCGCCGGCTTTGCTGACCCGCGAGGCCGGGTCGAACGTGGCGCTGGTCCAGACGACGCCGCCGTTCACGATCAGAGGCGCGCCTGGCATGTTGTAGTTCACGCCATCGTAGAACACGTAGTGCGAGAGATCGCCGAGATAGACAACGCCGGTTCCATTGCCCCTAAAGGCCCGCACATCGGTGAACGTGACGAGGTCGTTGAGGCTGGCTTTGGTCGTGGGGTTGAAGTTGCCAGCATGCCAGACCGCGTTGCCACCGCTCGTCAGCGCGGGCGAGCTGAAGGGTCTATTCGTCGCGAGGTCGCCGCCCGACAGAAGAATGAACTCGTCGCCATCGCCGAAGTAGATGACGCCTGTCCGCCCACCCCTGGTCGCCCGCACGTCGCCAAAGCTCACACTCGCGCCCAGAGACGCCTTCAGCGCCAATGCGGCAGCGAGGCCGGCGATCTCGCTTATGGCATGCTCGTGAATCGCCGCCGCCTTATTGGCGAGAGCCGTGGCCAGCCCTGTAATTTTCTCCATACCCAGCGCCGGGATGCGGCCGACGTCGAACACACCCGAGACCACGTCGCCAGCAGCGTGTTGGTGGCCGGTCGCGGACTTACCCGCGAGCGCCTCGGGCAGGCCGTCAATGCTGGTCATCGCGTGACGGTGAATGGCCGCCGCGAAGTTGGTCGCCCAGGACTGAAGCGTCTTCAGCAAGCCGAAGGGCGTCACAACGACGTCCGCCCGCACGCCGGCGGCCGCCTCCTCCCAAGTCGCCAGTTCAACCACGCCCACGCGCTCGGTCGTCGCCGGCGGATTGATGAACCCCGTCCCGCCGAACTGGATGACGGCGGTGTCCAAGGTCTTGAAGGTGATGTCGGCCGACAGCAGCACCATGGCGCCGGCGCTCTTTTCGACCACCACGTCCGGCGAGCTGAAGACCGCGAAAAGAACGCCCGTCGAAAGGTAGAGGCCGAACGATCGCACCGAATAGACGGCGGTCGTCTCATCATTGATCGTGACGTGGATCACGTCGTCCGCGACGATGTCGCCGCCGAAGGTGGTGACGCGCTTCACCTCGCCGGGAAGCGCGGTCAGGCCCTTCAGCGAGCCGGCCGTATGGACCGGGCTGACGCCCACGTGAGAGATTGTGACGGCCGAGGTGCCCGTGTTCGGCCCGTTGGGCAGGGCGGCGCGGCCGGCGTCAGTGATGGTGATCTGTAGTCCGGCCATGTCAGGCGGCCTCCTCGAGCTGCAGGCGGCGGTAGTGGGCAGGACGCGCGCCGGCGACGACGCCGAGACCCGCCTCGCCCTTCAGGCCCTGGGTGAAGGTGAAGCGGGAGCGCACCGGCTTGGTCCGATCGACGGCGGCGATGACCTCGTCCACAAAGTCGGCGCTGGCGGCCTCGCCGTCCTGTCCCGTCAGGGACAGGATCAGCTGGAAGGTGTGCGGCTCGCCGGGCGGCTCCTGCTGCCACCATTCCCGCAGGGCGATCTGTCCGCCGAAGGCCTGGACGACCTGGCGCACCGATTCCGCCGTGCCGCGCATGCGCGCGACATTGATGGCCTGGGCCACCACATTGCGCTTCACCGCCAGTGGCCAGTTCGAATTCCACGATCCGACCGCCCGCTCGTATGCGAGCCAGGGCAGGATCTCCGGTGGGCACTCGTCCGCCAGGCGCAGGGCGCGCAGCGGCACGGGAATGGCGTCGACGCGCCGCGTCAGCGCCTCGAGCGCGAGCTCTACGCTGGTGGCGTTGGGCGGAAGAAGGCAGAGCTCATCGCGGACCATCAGGTGTCGGTCCCCGAATGGGTGACCTGAACGCTCGTGCAGCGCGCCGCCTGAAGCTCGGTCGTGATGATGTTGGCGGCCGGCGTGACCAGGTGGACGTCCTGAACGCCCTCGCCAGCGAGGGCGGCGTAGATCTTGGCCAAGGTGACGTCGCGGCCGAGGCGGAAACTTTCCGAGACATATTTCTGCAATCGGCCGACCGCCTCCGATCGGACCACCTCCGCATCGGGACCGGGAAAGGTCGTGATTTCGGCCTCGACGGCGTAGGTCAGGACTTCCGCCGGCGCGACGACCACATGATCGGTCAGAGGCCGCTTGTCGTCGGCCGAGACGGCAGCGTTGACCAGGGCGAGCAGCCGCGCGGCGGGAATGCCGCCGTTTGAACGAGACAGGACGGTCACGACCACCTGACCCGGCGAGGGGCTGGTGCAGCTGGCGTCCAGGACGTCGCCGCTGGCGTTGCGCGCGAGCGAGCGATAGGCGCCCTCAGGACCGGCGACGGACAGGGCCTCGGGCGCCAGGAGGATCCTGTCGCGAAAGTCGTCATCGGATTCCATGACGGCTGCCGCGCCGGTCTGTGCGTTCGCGGGCACGAGGACGAGGCGGGCGAGGCCCCAATCCGCGCCGCGATGATCGAGGTCGGAGCCGACGGCGTAGGCGAGCATGTTGGCGCGCGAGGCGTCGTTGACCCGCTGGCGCATGGCGAACTCGCGCATGGCGAAGACCTGGATCAGTTTGACCAGAGGGTCGCTTTCCAGCTGGAGGAATGGGGCGAGGGCCGGATCGAGGACGATCAGCTCGGCCTTGGCGTCGGCTACGATCTGCTCGATGCTCAGCACCTGGACGACTGCCGGCATCGGCAGGCCCGACAGATTGACGGCCGTGTTGCTCATGCCGAGCGTTGTCGCCGCCGGAAGGCGCGGGTCGCGAGACGGGCCTGTTGTCAGGACCGCACCGCACAACAGGCGGGCTAGGCCTTGGTCGCCTCCGCGACGTGATCGAGGAAGCGCGCCAGGAGGTGTTCTTCATCGGCCTGGCTGAAGCCGAGCAGCTCGCGCTGCGGATAGTCGGTTTCCGGCCCGCCTGGCGTGACGCGGTCCTTCAGACCGTAGTGGTGGACGCGGGCGATGCGGCTGGCGCGGCTGGTGAAGGCGACCCAGGCCTCGCCCGGCAGAGCGCCGGCTTTCAGGTGCGCGGATCCACGCAGTTTGGCGAACATGCGCTGGGCCTTTCGTCGGACGCCGCCCCGCGCGCCGCGTATGCCCTCAGGCAGGGCGCCGGGATCTGCGGATCCGGCGGCCGGCAGATGCTGGCCGATGCGGTCCTTTCGGAACGTCCGGATCCCTTCGGCCTCGCGGTCGAAGCCGATGATGGTCCCTCCCCGGCCGACCCAGCTGCGTAGATCCGCGAGCCGCACGTCGCCGCCGGCCTTGCGGTAGAGGAAACGAACGGCGCGGCTGGCGGGCTTTTGCCCCTCACGCGGCTTCCGC